AAGCCTTTGAACAAGAGGTTTTGGAAACAAGGCAATATCGTGACGCCTACGCTCAACAGCTTGAGCAATTAAGCAACCAACTCCAGCAGACAACTCCTAGTGAGCCTGACTGGTCGGCACTAAGTCAACAGTATGAAGCTAAAGAGCTTTTTCAGATGAAGGCCGAATACGACAGACGCAAAGAAGAAATTGCGCGAGTCGAACAAGAGCGAGAGCGCATCGCTCAACAGCAAAGCGTTGAAGCACAGCAACAGATGCAACAGCATCTGGCGGCACAAAAAACACAGATGTTGGATCGTATTCCAGCATGGCGTGATGAGGGTCGCAGAAACAAAGAACGTCTTGATGTCATTAAATATGCACAAGATGTTATCGGCTTCAGCGAACAAGAGATTGCAAATGCGTCTGACGCAAGAGCGATTGAAATGCTGTACAAGGCATGGCAGTACGACAAGCTCCAGAAGGATGCCCCTGCTGTCAAGAAGAAAGTCCAAAGCGCACCAAAGGTTGCAAAGGGCGGTCAGCCCAAGACAAAGGCTCAAGTTCAAACTCGTCAACGCCGTGACGCTATGAACAAACTTACGAAAACTAAGTCTGTTGATGCGGCGGTGGAATTTTTAATGTCAGGTCGTTAACAGGAGCTTATTATGACCACTTTTACCACATCAGACGCCATTGGTGAGCGCGAACAGCTTGCTGATGTCATTTATCGTATTGACCCAGATGAAACTCCAATTTTCTCTGCGGTTAAAAAATCAACTGGCAACGGAATCTTCCTTGAGTGGCAGATTCAGGAACTAGCCGCCGCAAGTTCTACCAACTTCGCAACTGAAGGTGCTGATGCGTCAATCGCCGCCGCAACACCAACTGTTCGTGCTGGTAACTATATGCAAATCTCACAGAAGGCTTATGCTGTTTCCAACACTCTGGAGCAGGTTGACAAAGCTGGTCGTGAGCGTGAGTCACAGTATCAGCGTGTGCTGAAGTCTCTGGAACTGCGCCGCGATATTGAGAAAGCAGTCGGCGACACCAACGTAGCTCGTTCTGGTTCTGACCCTCGTAAATCAGCATCGCTGATGACTTGGATCACCAACGGCTCTGTTGGCACTGGTTCAGCCTTCTCTGCTGGTCTGGGTACTGATGCCGTGACTGTTGGTACAGCCGCTTCTCGTGGTCTGTCACTGGCACTCATTGATGACGGTATGCAGGACGCTTGGACAGACGGTGGTTCACCAAAGATGATGGTGACATCTGCCGCCAACCGCGCTGTATTCTCTGATTTGTCTGCTTCAGGAAATCTGATTCAAAATCAGTTCAACATGACTAAGGCGAAGGAAACGACATATATTGGGTCAACCTCGATTTATTTGACCGATTTCGGACAAATCGAAGTAAGCCCCTCAAGATTTATGTCGAACGACAAGTTGTTCTTGATTGATCCAGACTTTGTTGAAATCGCCACCTTGAACGGTCGTAACTTTGCTGAGAACAGCATTGCGGCTACTGGTGACGCTGAGAAGTTCCAGATCGTTTGCGAATGGACACTCAAGCCACTCGCACCGAAGGCACACGCCGCTGTGCTTGACCTAGACGGCACAGCCGCCTAACTAATCTATGAGAGGGGCGGTTCGCCGCCCCTTTCTTTTGCGAATGAGAATAATTATCATTATCATTAACACAGGTGATTTATGAAACGCCCCCTGATTACTGACCCCACAACAGGGAAGACCGTGTACCTTCAGAGCGATACTGAGGGTGATCACATTGTTACTGAGCAGAAGTTTGACACCCTGCTAAAGATCAACAAACAGATGAGCGATGACTGGAATTATGGTCAGATGCGCGGAACGCAGAAGCACATGGCGCACATTGCCGAAATACCCAATGTATTGTATCATCACCTCTTGAAGACGCTGGGCAAGCCTAGCGAAAACCCAAAGGCGTGGAAGCAGTGGCTCAACGACAGTGAGAACCGCGCTTTTAGAACTGGTGGCGGCAACATATGAGCATTGGCACATACTCAGAGCTAAAGACATCTATTGCCAACTTTTTGGCAAGGGATGACCTGACGGCGCAGATACCTGACTTTATCCAACTTGCTGAAGGTCGGATGTCACGCGAGTTAGAGACACGCGAACAGGAAAAGCGGTCAACTGCCACACTAACGGCTGGCGATGAGTACATTGCCCTACCCACAGATATGCGTGAGGTGCGTGAGGTTAAGTTAAACACCACGCCGATTACCGTTCTCAGCTATCACAGCCCAGTATCTCTGGACACGAGTTACCCCGACTCTGCCACTGGTAAGCCTCTGGGCTTCAGCATCATTGGGCGCGAGATGAAACTGCGTCCCATCCCAGACAGTGCATATACCGCAGAAATCGTGTATATTGGGTCGTTAACGGCAATCAGCGATAGCAACACGCCAACGCTATTCCTGAGATCGCCTGACTTGTACTTGTACGGCGCATTAGCAGAAGCCTATGCGTATTTGCTCGATGAGCAGAGAGCCGCACAGTATGATCAGAAGTTCAGCCGTGGCATGGAAGAAGTTAAGGTTGATGAGCAGAGGGCGCATTATGGGACTGGCACTTTGCACATCAAGTCTATTTACAGCAAGCAAAATGCGAGTATGGAGTAACCTATGAGCGCAATGTCAGACTATCTTGAGAATGAAATTCTTGACCACATTCTCGCCACAGCAAGTTACACAGCACCAGCCACGGTGTATGTCGGGCTATCAACAGGATCATTTGCCGATGACAACTCAGGCGTAGAGCTTTCTGGCTCTGGGTATGGACGAGTAGCGGCCAGCTTTGGCGCGGCGGCATCAGGCACAGCCAGCAATGATGCGGCTGTTGAGTTTTCTGCCGCGACAGGTGACTGGGGAACAGTTAGTCACTTTGGTATCTTTGATGCTAGTACAGCAGGAAACCTACTGATCCACGGTTCGTTCACAGCGTCTAAGGTTATCGCTAACGGCGACATCCTGCGTATTCAGACAGGTGATCTGGACGTATCAGCCGACTAAGGGGGTAGGGCATGGCCACCACCCTTGAGCAACTTGACAGCTTTGGGAACATGGATTCCCTCGATGCGTATGGTACGCTTGAGGACTTAGATAACCTTGGGATCAAAGAGGTTGATGCGGCTGTCTCATTTGCCCTCACAGCCGCCTCAGTTGCCACCAAGCTACAAACTATCGCGGCATCTGTTAATGCGGCTATAACCGCCTCTAATGCCGTTACAAGGGTAAGAACGAATAGCGCGACAGTAACAGGCGCGGCATCATTCTCAGCCGTTATAACACCTGTTAGAACCGTATCCTCATCTATATCGGTATCCATTACTGAAAGCGGTGTCGCCACAAGGGTGCAACAGCCAGACGGTCAGGCTGATATTGCGCTGACGGTGACAGCCATTGGTAAATTTGTTACTAATGCACAAGCCGACTCTAGCGTTGCCATAACAGCATCCAGTGGCATTAACGCTACATTTGCTTACGGCGGCACAGCATCTGGTGCTTTTACAGCAACGATGACTGGGGCTATACTTGGCGAGGAATGGTCGGATGCGGCTATTGGTGACGAGGAGTGGACGTCCATAGGCGTTGGCTCTGAGATTTGGTCTAACATATCTGTTGGCAATGAGGTTTGGTTAGTACAATGATTACTTTTGGTGAATGGCTACCTGATCAGCCAGATATGAACAACGCTATTGTGACGGCTAACAACGTCATCCCTGCGGCTAACGGCTATCGCTCTCTGCCGTCATTTACCCAGCTATCAACCTCTGCAAGCAGTACGCTTTTAGGCATCTATTCGGCGAAGGCTGATGATGCGACTATCAGTTTGTTTGCTGGTGATGCCAATCGCTTGTATCAGTTTAACACAGGCACTAGCGGTCTTGATGATGTCTCTAACGGCACTTATACCCTAGAGGGCGCGGAGCGTTGGCGTTTTGTGCAGTATGGCAATGATGTTCTTGTGGCTGGCGGCACAGGTGAGGCTATCCAGAAATGGACGCTAGGAACATCAACACAGTTTGCGGTGCTTTCCACAGCCGCGCCAAAGGCTGACTATATCGCCGTTGTTCGTGACTTTGTGTTCACAGGCAATATTGACGAGGGTTCTGGGCGTAAGCCGTACCGTGTCAAGTGGTCTGGCTTTGATAGCGCAACCGACTGGGTCGCTGGCACTAATCAGTCTGACTATCAGGACATTCCCGATGCAGGGGCAATTCAGGGTATTGTCGGCGGTGAATTTGCCACTATCTTTATGGAAAAGGCGATTGTTCGCGCTAGTTACACAGGCTTGCCGCTAGTGTTTCAGTTTGACAAGGTTGAGCCTAATCGTGGCTGTAAGATATCAGGCTCTATCTGTAATATTGGCCAGCTATCGTTCTATTACTCAGACTCAGGCTTTTATTTGTGGGATGGTCAACAGTCCAGACCTATTGGTCAGGAAAAAGTGGACGATTTCTTTAACAGTGACTGCGACTTTAGCCATATTAACAAAATTACTTCCGCAGTTGATCCTATTCGGCAGATAGCGGTTTGGTCGTATGTATCAACATCCAACACAGGATCAACTCCTGACAAGCTACTTATATACAATTACTACCTAGACAGATGGTCTAGCGCAGATGTGAACTCCGACTTAGTTGCGCCATTCTTTACGGCCAGCTATTCGCTTGAGGACTTGGATAACGTCAGTAGTAACCTAGACACCATACCAGCAAGCCTAGACAGTAGTTTCTGGCTTGGCGGTGAGTTTTATCTGGGCGGTGCATTGGCAGACCAGATGTATGTGTTCTCAGGTGCTGTGCTAGACGGCACTGTTGAGACAGGTGAGTTGCCGTTAGCGGCTGGCAAGCATAATCTTGTTACACGCATTTACCCATACTATGACGGCGGTAGCGTGACGTTGCAAGTCGGCACGAGAGATGCGTTATCGGACAGCGTGACATTTACTAGCGCGGCCTCGCCAAACGCAGACAACTACGCCAACTTCCGCGCACAGGGGCGGTATCACCGCCTGAGAATGAACATCACAGGCGAATGGGATTTGGCACAGGGCATTGACGTTGAGGCTAGAGGGATTGGACGCAGATAATGACAATAGCGCAGAGAAATACAAATTTCCGCACACTTAATCCGATCAATGCAACTACACGCGAAATTGCTGAGGTTGTGAACCGAACAATCGAGGGCGGTCTTAATAGTGTTGGCTATGTGAGATTCCCATCTACCTCAACCCAAGTTACAGTTGATGAGCCACGTTATACTATACAGAGCCTTGTTTTCTTTACAGGTGTTAATCATGATCCTTGGCATCACAACCCCTATATTGACGGCAGTAGTACGAATGGCACAATGGTTATAAACTATGACAACTCAGGACACGATGCAGACTTTGCATATCTCATTATCGGATGAGTGGGACAGATGCCAGCACTGGATTGAGGCGGCACTACCTTATGCCAGTAACAGCCACAGGATTAACGATGTGTGGCTGGCGATACAGAATGGTAAGGCACAGTTTTTTCCTAGACAAAAGTGTGCTATTGTAACGGAGATCGTTGACTATCCGCGCCGATCTGTTTGCCGTATATGGTTAGCTGGTGGCGATCTGGATGAGTTAATTGATGCCGAAAAAGACATTGCTCAGTGGGCTAGATCAATCGGCTGTTCAGGCATGGAAATTATCGGTCGTAAAGGCTGGCAACGCAAGCTAACGGACTATCAACCCAAGTCCACTGTTTTTGTAAGGGAACTATGATATGAGTAAGGGTGGCGGTTCAACCAGAACCATTACATCGCAAACAGCCGCACCAGAATATGCACAGCCATTTCTAAAGTATGGCTTGGCAGAAGCACAGCGTCTGTATGAATCACCAACACCGGAATACTACCCAGAAAGCACTGTGGTAGGTTTCTCGCCAGAAACACAGATGGCTCTAGGCGGTATGCGCCAACAGGCGGTTGCTGGTAGTCCATTTATCCCAGCCACGCAAAATGTAGTAATGCAGAACCTGATGGGGACTAACCCATTACAGGCGGCGGCATTTAGGCCAGTTGTTGAGCAGATCGAGTCACAGGCCGCGAGAGCAGGTCGTTACGGCTCTGGCTATCAGCAAGCGGCAGTAGCAAATGCCCTTGCCCCATATGCTTATCAGGCACAGCAAGCCGCTATCCAGCAAGCACCTGCGGCATATCAATTTGGCATGGCTGACCTTGGCACACTTGCACAGGTTGGCGCGGCTCGTGAGGCACAGGCTGGCGCAGAACTAGCGGCGGATATCGAGCGTTTCCAGTTTGAGCAAGCAAGGCCAACTGCAAAGCTGGCAGATTACCTAACTATGGTATCAGGTGGCTCTGGCGCACTTGGCGGTCAGACAATCACGCCACAGTTTAGACAGCCATTAGCAGGTGCTTTAGGCGGTGCATTGACTGGCGCACAACTGGGCGGCGAGCTAGGCTTTGCTGGTGCTGGTGGTCTTGCGCCATTCGCTATTGGCGGTGGCTTACTGGGGATGATGTAACATGGCTAACGGATATCAGTTTCCTTATGGGTTTCAGCAGGGTAATCTGCTAACGGCACAAAGACCTACTGCCACAAGTTTTTATCCGGCGGCTCAACAGGGTAAATTTGGATTGCCTAAACCATATGAGCCACAATCATCTATGCTTGCGCCAACTATGGCGGCTATCCAACAAAAAGTGCCACAACGTGAGGCGTTTGCTGGTGTACCATTCCCACGCCCAACTATGTTGCCAAGACAAGACCAAGGTGTTCCATTGCCACAGCGTCTAGCAAGTGCGACTAGCGGCGCACCTACTGGCTTAGACCAGTTACGAGCCGCACAGTTACGGATGCCAGCAAAAGGCACTCCAGAGGCCGCAGGATTGTCTGCGGCTGGCACACAGTTACTAGCGGCTGGCGGTTGGCAGGATAGACCAGTAACACTAGGTCAGACATTAGCATCTGGGATGCAAGCCTATACCACAGCAAAGAAAGAGGCCGAACAACTGCAATATGATAAGCAACGGCAAGCGTTAGCGGATCAGCTTGCTTTGGCTGGTTTCCAGCTTGATGTGCAAAAGGCTATGAAGCCAAGCGATCCTACCAAACCGCAAGTTGAAACATTCTATGATATGTCAACTGGGTTGCCTTATAAAGCGCAGTGGAATCAAGCCACGCAGACTTGGGATAAGGTTGGCGGTGTCAAGATTAGTGATTTCGAGCAAACCATTATTGATCCTGTAACTGGTCAGGTCACTATAACTAAGGGAACTGGAGAAGCCCCATCGCTTGAGCCGACAGTCAAAAAGAATTTGCAAAACTCTATTCAGCAAGCTGACAAAAGCCTTACTATATTAAACACAGTAGCTGATTTATATGATCCATCAATGTCACAGCTTGGTAGTAGGTTTAGCCTCGCTCTTGCTAATTTTCAAAGTGGTTTAGGCATACCATTGTCACAACAAGAACAAGCCGAACTAAATAATTTCTTACAAACATCAGCGGTTGCAAGCCAAGAGTTTAACGAAACCCTGCAACGGATGTCGGGCGCGGCTGTTACAGAGAGCGAATCTGAAAGATTCAAGCCAGTATTAATTAACGTTGGAAGCGTAGACAATCCATTCTCTGGCGACTCTCCTGCTGAAATACAGGCGAAACTATCAACTCAGAGAAGCGTTATTTTATCCACTAAAATTAGAGCAAGTGCATTGCTATCTGAAGATAAATTAATCACAGACGATATGGCAACCATGTATCCTCTGTCTGTTTCAGTGACTGATGCAAATGGCGAAAATAAACGCTCTTTCTTTATTATTGATGAATATAATTCTGCTAAGGCCGATGATCCTGAATTGACTGACACACAATTTATGGAGATGTGGGCTGAAACAGTTAAAACAGCTAGAGCAAATGAAGCGGCTAAGAAGGACTAGTTATGAGCAGTGTACTTAATTACCAGTCATCAAGTGGCGCACCTAAACCAGACACTGAGGCAACTGAGCCTAAAAAGCCAGCCACACTGGATGACTTACTGGCACAACAGCCAGAGGGCGGTTATCTAGGACAGGGTATGCGTGACTTGGCTGATCTAGGCTATGCCGCACAGCGTGGCATTACTAAGGGTGTTCTTTCTGTTCCTGCCGTGTTTGGCGAGATTGAGCGTCTGCAAAGAATGGGGTTGCGTGGTGCTGGCGTTGATGTATCACCAGAGCCATTTCTTTACGGCATGAAAGAATATCAGTCATTAATCCCATCACTTGCCACTGAAGCCAGAACCCCTACCGCGAGAGTCGTTGAAAAGGGCTTGGAATATGGTGTTGGTGCTGGCGTTCCAATGTCATTGCCAACTAAGGTTGGTCAGGTTCTTCCGGCAGTTAGCCGTGGGGTACAAAACTTGCGCGGCCTTCTTAGCAGAACCCCAAGAGCCACAACTGAAGCCCCGACTGTTGCAAGCGAAGCGTTGCAAGCTGGCAAGTTGTTCGGCGGTATCGGTGTTACTGCTGGTGTAGCAGAGGAAATGGCTGGGGAGACTGCTGGCACAGCCACTGGCCTTGGTTTGACTGGCATAACTATTCTAGGCAGTCTATTAAGGAAATCGCCAGTAACCATTGCAAAGCAAGCCATTGAGACGATTGACCCAGCCGACATTCAGAGAGCAAGAGACTTGCAGAGAGTTGCCACAGATCAGGGCATCCCATTATCAGCATTTGAAACACTGCCATCGGCACAGTTGCGTGAGCTTGCTGACTTTGTGGCTCGTTCACCAGAGGGTCAGGGCTTGCTTGATTTTATGGCAAAGCGTCAAGCCGATATTAAGCCAGCTATTATGAATCAGATCGACACTATACAGCAAACATCTCGCACCAAGAAAAAAGTAGCCATTGATGCACAGAAAGCGGCAGAGGAATACATTAACAAGGCTAGAGGCAATGTAACCGCCGCGACTACTGATTTATATGAAGCGGCAAAAATACAGAAGATTGAGCCACAGCTTGTCAGCGATATTGTTAAACAATTAAGAGATAAGAAGAAAGTTGTCGGCAAAGATACAGCCAAAGCTATTGACGATATGATTGGCAGACTAACTGGTAAGGGCGGTCGCGTTGTTACTAATATTGGTGTTCTTCATGATGAGTTAAAGCGTTTAGATGCAATTATAGATATGCCAGCCCTTTCTGCGGCAGATGCCACTCAGAAGTCTGTCTATGGCAATTTGAAAGACCCAATTAAAAGTTTGCGTGATGCGCTGAATACTAATCCTAATCAGATGGCGGCTAATGCAATATTTAAGGAGCGTTTGACCGCTTTTGAAAATATGTTGGGTGAGACTGGGATTGAAGCACTTAACAAAGCCAATATCACGCCGAAATCAGCATATCGTGTGATTACTGATTTTGAACAGGTTGACCCTGCTAACATCAAATCCATCGCAACAGCCCTTAATTCGCAAGACCCAACTATATTCCCCGATTTGGTTAGAATGTGGATGGAAAACTCTGCTGACAAAGCATTTAAGATTAGCACCACTGGCGAGATACCTGCTTCTGCTGGTGTAAGATTTGCCCAGTCAATTCGCGGCACAGATCAAGCAAGGGCGAACCTAGACGCTATCCTAGACAGCGTGGCAGAGGCACAAGGCGTTAACGCTACTGAGCTAAAGACTGGCTTTAATGATATGCTGGACGTTCTTGAGCGCACTAATATTCTCGCCCCTACTGGCTCACGCACAGCGACTAGAGGTATGCTGAAAGAGGAAATAGAAGGTGGCGCAGGTTTGCTTGGTGTTGATATTACCGCACCAACTAAAGGGTTCGCTCAAATGCTACAAGATATGCGCCGCCGTAATGCGGTTCGCAGATTGTCAGAAGTGTTCACTGATGAGGATAGCATTTCAGCTTTGTTAAGGTTAGCCGCAGAAAAAGACGTATCTCGCAAGAGGGCTATTGTCGGCGGCCTATTTACAACAGTGCGCGAAACCACTCAGCCAGAAACAGGCTTACTTGCTGACCAGTAGGGCAAATGATATAAACACACCAGAGGTTGTGACACATGAGCAAAGAGAAATTAACGCAGTACAGTTCAACGGCTGGCTCTAATACGGACATTGGCGGCATCAACATTGACGAGGGGATGCTCCCCAGCAATGTCAACAACGCTCTGCGCGAACAGATGAGCCATCTGGCTGACTTTGCGGCTGGTACTACTGGCATTGATGTACTCAAGTTTCAGGACGACACCGACACTAACAGCATCAAGATACAAGCACCTGCCTCAGTCACAGCTAACACGACATTCACTCTGCCGGACGGTGACGGCACAGCTAATCAGGTGCTAACGACTAACGGCTCTGGTGTTCTTAGCTGGGGCAACGCTGTGCTATCGTTCAATGTGTTTGAGTACACTGCCACAGCCTCACAGACAACATTCTCTGGCGCAGACGACAACGCCGCTACACTGGCTTACACAGCAGGTAGCATTATGGTGTTCCTGAACGGCGTACAGCTTGACCCATCTGATTACACTGCGACTAACGGCACAAGCGTTGTGTTGGCCTCTGGCGCGGCTTTGAACGATGAGTTGAACATATTTGCTTTCGGTGCGTTTAATGTGGCTGACACGGTAGCGGCATCCACTGGCGGTACGTTTAGCGGCAACATTACTGCGACTAAGTTTCTTACCACGACAAACAAGGTGGAAACTGCTATCTTTAGAGTTAATGCACAGACATTAACGGCTGACACGACTATTGACGCTGATGAGAACGCATCTGCGGCTGGCACGATAACGATTGACACTGGTGTTACTTTAACGGTGACTAGCGGTGGGAACTTGGTGATACTATGAGTACATTAAAAGCAGATACAATCCAGAACACATCGGGCGGTGCAGTCACGCTGACTAATCAGAGTGCGGCGAAGGCGTGGGTTCAGCTTAACGGTTCAACCTTTGCTATTGCAGGTAGTTTTAACGTAAGTAGTGCAGATGATAACGGCACAGGAGATTACGATATTAATTACACGAACAGTATGAATACCAACACATACGCAGTCCCTGCAGGTTGTAACGGAGATGGGAGTGGATACAACAGAGCCATTTCAATAAATGCTGTGGCAACAGGAAGTCATGATATAATTACATTTATTACCGACACTGCAAACATTAAGTCTGACATTGATATTATCAGTACAGCAATCCACGGAGACCTAGCATGAGTACCATCCTAGTTGACAATCTCACAGGCAAGACCTCTGCTGGCTCTATTACGGTGACTAGCGAGGGCGGTGCGGCTACTCAGTCCTTGCAACAGGGGCTGGCGAAGGCGTGGGTTAATTTTAATGGTACAGGTACTATTGCGGCTCGTGATTCGCTGAACGTGAGTGGATTGGTGGATGATGCGACAAGTGATTATACTGTCAACTTGTCTAATGCTATGGCTAATTCAAATTTTGCTATTGTAGATAGTAGCTGTTACGACAG